ATGTACCGTCTATATCTGTATCGTCTGTTGATGATTGCATCAACCAAGAACTCAAAGCCAGCGATTGCATCAACCGCACCAGGCCCTCCATTTTTTGACCTATCATCAAACATGTAAATGATACCTTCAACCTGCCTATCCACCATGTCATCAATCCATAGCGACCAAAACTTGCGCTCACCGCCCATATCTGCTGAATGCACTACACGCTTTTTCCCTTCGTATTTGACACGCTTTCGTGTTGGGTGTGGCAATACATATTTGCTACCAAGCAGTTGTTTGAAATGTTTAGTGCGGTCATTATCACCAAGTTCTTCCATTTCACCTGGTGTGGTCATATACATGTCAAGTGTGGTCTTGCCAACCATTGTCGGACCGTAAATGCCGACCCTGCGTGGCTTCCAATAATCATACAACTCTTTCCCATAAAGGGCAGCGCCAACTAAAACTGCACCACTCATTCAAACAGCCCCGCCACCCAATCTAAGAACCAAACCAATATATCGTGATACAAACTTGCACCCGAATAATACTCAATGGCAGATGTGGCAACAACGGCAATGAATGAACATACAACTGCTTTGAGCCAACCCCATGTTCGCTCATACACCCTATCCACTTGATTCGCCATGTGGAGTTGGCGCAGTGTTCCTTCAACTGCGTCATCACTGGGTGTTTTGAAAAGCCATCCCATCATTCACCATCTTCCTTTTTGTATCGCTTATCGGGTGTGCCATCTTTTTTGGTTGGAACTTCACCGTAATCAACACCAAGATTAACCGCTTTGGTTTTTCCATCGGTTTTGTGTTTTGGTGGTGGGTTGAAATCAGCAGTTGAATCGTCAAATGTTTGCGGTTCACGGAAATGGTCATCAAGAATACCAAGTGAATTACCACCCATCATTGCCATGTATGCATCTGGGTTTTGTTCCATCATTCGCAATTGCCTATCCATCTGCATTTGACGGACTTTCAATTCCTGTTCTAACTGTGCGTTAGCGAACTGAGATTGCATCTCACGGATTCTTCCATCACGAACTCTTTGTTGGCGAGTCCATTGGGCTTTGGAATCCATGCTCTCTTGAACCAACAGTTTGTAAAAGAAAAATGACATACCTTGTAATGTAAATGCGCCCATTGCATAGGTCAATGCATTACTGTATGTATCTTCACTTTTCAACCATAATCCTGCATCAAACACGGCCACTGCTGACCCAACTAAAATTGAAACGAATCCAATAAACCCCATTACTCGGAGTATATCTTCATTACTTTTTGCACTACTCATACTACGGCCTCTCTGGTCAGTCGGTGCTGAAACGCCTCAATAAGCGTTCCGATTTCATATTGTATCAATAATATCATGTATTGTATGTACAGATATTGTCAAGAATAATAATTGTACAAATGATTCATAATACAATTGATACAACACATACGGTGGGATGGGTCAGGCATGGGCGAGAGAGGCACACGGGCATCCCGACCCACCCCACTCATATCCTATGCAGTATGGTTAATCAGTCCTCTGTCCTTCGGCTTCCAGTGCCTTCGGGTTGGTCAGCACGGTTGCGCTGTTCAGTATTTGGTGTGTTAGCACCAGCGGATAATTGTTGTCGGTCTTGACCAGTAACCCTTCGGTCATGCGATTGTGCTAGTTCGTCAAGCACATCATCAACATCTCCCTTTCCTTCTGGTAATTCCGTGTGATGACGGACATGTGGTGCTACTTCCGTAGTACCAGGAATATCTGCGGTCCTTACACCGTGCTTGAATCCTGCTGGGACACCAGGCCCTCCTTCATACCATTCACGGGGATTGATACCTTGCCTTCGCATTGCACCTGCTAATCCACGACCACCTTGTTTTGCTTGTGCAATCAATCGGTGCATACGCTCGTTTGCTGCATCACGGGCTTCGTCATCTCCGCCCAAACCTTGTTGCCTTACTTCTTCCAAAGATGCTGGATGTGCGATTATGGATTGCCCTGTGTTTTCTCTATTCATGGCGTGTGCGGGAACATCTGCCCCACCTTTCATTCGCTCACGGAACTTATCAGATGCTCTTGTTCTGCCTTGACCACCTTCAGGGCTACCCGTTGGGTTCGGGAAGCCACGCGGTACACCTTTTGCACCAAACGGACCGCCACCCAAATCAGGGGGAGTAAGACCGCGTGATGCCATCTCTAGGTCTTTTTCAGTCAGTTCCTTCGCAATAACTCCAACGAGCGCCATGTGTATATGGGAAGTCAGCCTCGTTTATCAAGTTATATGAACTACAAACCCTGTGGGCTACTCATGGGGGAGTTATCGCCAGCCGCTAAGAAGCGGAAAAAGGAGTATGATACGAAGTATGAATCATCCCCTGAGCGTGTCAAATATCGTGAAGAATTGAATCAAGAACGAAGGAAACGAGGCATATATGGTGAAGGCGGACCTGATATGAGCCACACTAAAGACGGCAACATGGTTCCTGAATCACCACATACAAATCGCGCTCGCCATTTCAAAGAACGGGGGACACTGAAATCTTCTTCACCCATTGACCAAGCGTTTTCACTTTTGAAAGGTCAATTGAACCAATGATGGGTATATCGTTTGACGATGCCCACGATACCAATTCTTCTGTTGCCAAGTTAGCACCCGAACCTGGTGCAAATGGGCAACCACCCAATCCACCAATGCTGGCATCAAACTCACGAATACCACTGTCATATGCGCTTTGCACATTCCCTATCAGTGAATCACCATGTTCATTGTGATGCAAATGAATTGCCCATGTGGTGTATATGCCTTTAGTCAAACTCATCACATGTTCAATTGATTCTTTGGTCGCAAGACCTGATGTATCAGATAACACAACTGTTGAACCAATCAATGCACATTGCTCTAACACCATTCGCATTTTTTCATCATCACATTGTCCGTCAATCGGACAACCAAATGCATTTGAGATATACACACGAATGTTATTCTTGTCAATACCATACAACATACTGCGATACGATGCCAATAACACATTCAACGACGAATTGAAATTATTTTTGTTGAATGATTCGGAAGGTGAAAGGCATACATTGAACTTCTTTGCACCAACTGACTTTGCACGAATCAATCCCCTTTCGTTTGGCACTAATACACTAAAATTACCATTCAAGTGTGCAATCTGTTGATACACTTCGGCACTGTTCGCCATGTTTGGAACATATCGTGGATGAACAAAACTGCCGACTTCAATGTTGTCAATGCCAGCATTATACAAATCGTTTATCATTTGCACTTTGTCAGATAACGACCAATCAGTTTTCGCTGCTTGAATACCATCACGAGGGCCGACTTCAAAAATCGTGATTCCCTTCACGATACCACTCACCGCTTGAACCTCTGCTCGCCAAGCCCTTCCCAACACATTCTGTCAAGTTCTTCTTGTGATTCAAAAATAATGATGTCGGTTTCATTTGTAAAATCCATGAAATAGATTGAACTAAAACCTGCTATGAAAGCGAGAATAAATGCAATCGTTAGCCACATCGGTTAAGCGTAGGGCAGTGTAAAAATTAAACCTTTCTGCTTTTCAGTAAAGAATCCCACGCAATATCCATTGGTTCACTCAATGTGAAACCAGTTTCCTCATTGAACGGTATTCCGTAAAATGTTGGGCGACTTTGTAATGTTCCACCATGCCCACTTTGAACCCATGTATCTCCGTGTTGCTGCGCCATCGTGTGGCTTGCAGTTGGAATATCCTCTCTATTGTAGTCATGTCGGTCTGGGTCGCTATCAACCCAGAACCTACGCTCAAGAACTGGTGCATTTTCAAGTTCTTCCATGTGTTCTTGTAATGCTTTTCCTTCTTCTCCTGACAATTGTAAATTACCACGAACTTGAATCTCACCATCTTCATCAATGAAGTATTCATGTTCCATGTCATCTAAATGACCACGCCTACCAGCCTCTTCCAATACATTATCCATTGGTTTTTTGACATCAACAAAGCCACCGCTTTCTCTATCCAATGCTGATAATCCCATTTGAGCCATTTCTCTAATCATTTCATTGCGGTGGTTTTCATCAACTGAATCCATGAATCTATCCATGTTGATTGTTCCTGCTTGTATATCTTCCCACAGTTCTGGATTTTCCGCTATCCATTCTTCCCATGTTCGTGGTTCATGTGGGTATGCTTGTCCCAATGGTCTAGTGAAATCTTCTTGGTCTCTTCCACGATATGTACGACCTGCAACCCTACGAGCCAATTCCACTGGCGCACGGGCAATTCGTGGTGGCAATCTTGCACCACTTGGGTCTAGTTCATCAGTATCCATCAATAACGAACCTGGATGGTATGTGCGGGATTCATCACGCTCATTCATGTAAATACGCCTTGCTCTTGCTTCCAATTTGTCCCGTTCATATTTTTCACGGGCAAGTTTGTTTGCCCTACGAGCAGCATCCCGTGTAGCCATTCCTGCCGTTCCTGTTTTACCAGCAAGACCTGAATGCGGTGCATCACCTTGAGTTCCGAACTGTCCTCGCGCTCGTCTTGCACCTTCGCTTAATTTTGGTCTTGATTCACGCTTCGGACCTTTCCAACCTTGAAAACCACCTGCTCTGCTGGATAATCTATCCATAGCCCGTTCTTCATCGGTTGCATCTTCGGGTTCGTCATCCCAATCTAATTTGAAAAGAATATCTATGAGATTTTGAGATTTCAATAGACTGAAAGCCATATCCATTGGTTCTCCAGCCATAAACATGTCATCATCACCTCCGAAGTCAGTTCCCTCACAGTCCATCCATTCTTTATACACTTGCACTGCTGTTTGAGCCATAATTGGTGGCATCTCGCCTTGATGTGTTGTTGCACTTTGTTTTACGAACATTTTGAAGTCGCCACAGTCCATTGAATTGATAATCCTTGCTTTTTCATCATGCACGGGTTTCATTTGGTCATTGTAGTGCTTTTCAATATCGGCAACCGCTTCTTGACGGTCTGCTTCAATTTCTTCAGGGCTAAACATGTATTCGCCTGTAATTCCATAAGCCTTCTCATTCATCTCTTGGACTTCATCAAAAAATGCGTCAAGACCCGTACCATCATGGTATTCATCTTTGGCTTCTTGAATCAACTCATCAAGCCTTGACCGAATCCAACGCTCTTGACCCTTTAGCCATGTTTCTTTGGCATTGTCGCAACAATCTTGGTCATTTTCACCTTCGGATTTTGGTTTGGTGTCATAATCACCATATGAAAACTGATACATCGTTTGTTCGGGGTTTTCCATCATCAATGTTGGTTCTTGACTAGGCACACCAGGTTCACGGAAAGCCCAATCAGGTTTTGTGTCATCCCAGCGTTCATCTGGCATGGCTATACCCCTTTATGAGTGCAAATGCTTGGTCAATAGGGGACATTGACTTCAACATCTTTTGGAATCGTAAATCTTCAATCCAATGTGGGTCATCAAGTTCAATCAACATGCCTTCATCGTCAGTTAGCGGTAAAGGTTGTTGTGGCCGACCCGCTTGACGCGCTCTGGTCGGTTCAGTGTGATTGTATGCAATTCTTCGCTGCAATTCTTTTGCTGCTAGTTCATTTTTCTCTGGATTATTCAAATCACCTTCATCGGCACTGGATTCTTCGCCACCACCGAATAAGTTTGGTAATTCTTCACTGGATTCTTGATTTGTTTGTCGGCCACCACGAGTTCCACGATGCGCTGGGATTTTTCGTGTAATTTTTCGTGGTGCGCGACCTTCTCGCATTGCTGCCATGTCCTCATGCATCTGTTCTTCAATACGCGACTGTTCTGGAGTGACTGGACCTCGTGGAATTGGTAAATTGCCCATTGCACGGGCTTGAGTTGCTTCTTCATTGCTCAATCTGCGCGCTTCACGGATTTCCTCAAGTTGCGCTTCTTTGGATTGTCCCCCACCGACACGAGGCTCCATTTGAATGGCCGAACCTGACTCTCGCGCCATCTCAATGAGTTTGTCATACGCCTTTTCCTCATCGGTTCGTGTATCTTTTGGAATGTGTCGCCCAGATGCTGCGGTGAACGGTGCGCGCATTGGGAATCCTTCAACCCTGCCAGAACTGGTGCGGTTTTCTCTATCCCTTGCGGTTTGTGTTCGCATTTTGCCTTGTGCAAACTCTTTTCCATGCACACGACGCATTGCTGCGGTCAATCTGTCGGTATCACCGTGTTTTGCTGATATACGACTGCGACTTTCGGGCATAATCTTTGCACCCATGTCGCCCATGAACTCACGATACCAATGTGGTTGCTCTTTTTTCTCTGGTCGGCCACCATCACGCAATGGTGATTCAGGTGGGCTTGTTATTGAATGTGAATGAACGGGTATTCCCTTGTTGTTTGCTTTGAAGTGAGCATCTTGGGTTGCAGTTCCCATTGGATGTGGGAATAACAGTGCGTGTGTTGCAGCGTCAATGATTCTGTCGTTTCGTGCGCCTAATGCAGTCCATCGGCCATCCCCTCTAAAGTCGGGCGGGTGAACAGTCATCGGAACTTCGTTATCTTCAGCCCATTGTTGGGCTAAATCATCAGTTCCACCGTATCCACCTGTAATAATGTGTGATGGCATGCCATGAATCGCAATCCACTCTTGCATTTTGTCATCAAAGGTATCCATGTCCTGATACAATGCTTCTCTTGGGTAAGTTTCATCATCCATCATTCCCCAACCACGATGGCCGAGAATTGCTAACTGCGGACCTTCGCCAATTGCTGAAATTGCGGGTGCGCTCAATTGAGTTCTGGGTTGTGCCGATACTTTTCGTGCGGATTTTGGCTTATCAGATGATAAGTTTCCAGATGCATCAAAAATGTCAGGTAAGGCACCTGGTTTCTTTTCTTCTTCGTCATCGTCATTGCCAAAGAGGTCGGGAAGCCCCCCTTGCTTCAAAAATAACCATGCGCGTTCAAAAGCCGACACATGTAATCGGAGGGCAGTGCAGGTTATGGAGTTATCCGAACCCGTACCCTTCTTTTTGGAGTTGGGCGTGGTGTGCGGAACTCACCTTTTTGTTTCGGGTCAAACTGTGGCATATGTGCTGCGTTTTTGGGCATCACTACAATGTTATCGGGGTCTGGCATGTCGTCTTTTCCAACGACCCTGACCCCGCCACCGTCTTTGATATTACGGAACGGACCTCGTGTTGGTAAATCTCCAATTGGCGATTCTCCACGCACTCCAACGGCCAAATAATTCCCTTCGTCATCACTACGATGACGGGATGCACCATGCCCTTCGGTGTCCTCTGGGTTATCCCCGATAAACGACCAAAACTCGTCGGGATAGTCCCCTTGTAGGTAATTTTCCATGTATTTTTGCGGTTGTGCGCTCAATTGCTGAATCGGTGGCATACCAGGATAATCGGGTATCCAATTGTATAATTTGGTTTGCCGTTTCAACAACTGCCATGCAATATCCATCGGCTCTCCCGCTTGTTTATTCCACGATGCCTGTGAGCGTAAATCGTTTGCAGGGAATGATGCTTGTTGCGTATCTTGGGTTGTAATCTCCTGTGGATATTCCCCTCTCATTGGGACTTTCCACCCATAACTTTGCAGCGCTTCATTCATTTGCCTCGCCCCTGTCATTTCTGGCCAATCTTGCTCAGCCATCAGTTCTTGCATCCTTGCACTGTTCAAAACTCTATTGAACTGATTTGGTTCATTTTTGCCCCAATCAATGTGGTGTAATCTCGCTTGTCTTTCAGGGTCAGGGTGTCTGCCCAAACCAAAACCTTTCATCCACCAATTTGCTGGATTCATTCTGCCATTGAGATTCCATAGCCCTTCTGCTGGTTGAATCCCACTGAATGGCCACCATGTTCCTGCTTCTTTTTTTCCAAAACCTGGTGTGTTGCTTGTCCCTGTTGATTGGTAATATGGCACACCATCAACCATGACAACACGCCTTCGCAAACCGTCATCTGCGGTGTGATGGCCGATAATTTTGACCTTTGATGGCATAGGTCTAGGCATTGTACCCGCCTCTATCCTGCCTCTTACGCGCTGCATCTATTGCTGCTTGACTATCTCTTTCGCCCCAATCTGCGCGCTGCGCTGCACGGCTAAACATACTTTCTGCATCAAAATCTTCACCAGATGTTAGCATGTTTAACATGTTGATATTACGAAGCGCATCGGGTATCTTATCCATGTTTTTCATAAAGTGTTGGCGCAATTGCTCTGCCAACTGTGGTTGCTTTTGCATGATACCTTGTATCATTTGGAAACCACGCCATGTAAAGCCATCAACAAACGGATTGATGTGTATATCACCTGTTCTGGATAACAATTCACCTAACATTTCAACCATTGCCGTTGAATAACCACGCTGACGGAAGTTATCAGCAACTTGCACTGCAGTTGCATTCATGCTCGGACCTGGGACATATTCTCCCGATGGCATTTGAGCAAATTGTAATGCACCACGCCTTGCTTCATCTTCGTCAAGTCTATCACCCCAATCGTCACTGCTATCTTCTGGTCTATTGATACCAATGTCTATGTCGCCACGCTCATTTCCTTTTGGTTTATACCAATCCAAAAATATCGGCATGGTTTCATGTTTCTCTGGGTCATCATCTGAATCATCAAGGAACTGACCTTCAATGTTGTATAAATCATCGGTTTCAGTGTGCTTTAGCGAACCAGGGACAATCGGCATTTTTAACAAACGGTATGCTATTTCAAAAGGTTCGCTTTTATTTTTCATTTCGTCAGCCAAATCTTGTATTGACCACTCACCTTCACGACCTGTCATGCGGAACTTCTGGCCAAGCGGTGCAAGGGCTAACGGGTTGAACTGACCATCTGACCACTTTGCATCATACCATTCGGGGTCAAGGTTTCTATGCATTTGCTGGTCACTAGGATAAAACCAATGAGGACCGCGAATCTCACCATCTATCAATGGCACAGGTCTATACCAATCATCATGTGAATATAATTTACCTGGCTTCACTTGTTCTCTCGCTGCTTCAATGAGTTTATCTTTTTCATCTTCATCCATGCTTGGGATGTTTTGATTTATCCCGTGTGCTGCCCACATAGCATTATTGACATCAGCATTCATTAAATCTTGAATCAATTTGCGCTGAGATTCTTCATCGTATTCATCAAGCCTTCTTTCATAATCTGCCCTTTCTGCCTCTGGCGTGGTTTCTAAATCATCATAGTATCCGTAATACGGACTATCTTCATCATAATAACCTACCAAACGATTTGCACCATCGGCTACTCCTTGAAAGGGAGGGTCTTGTGTATATGGCAGTTCACGATTGTCTTTTCTGCTATGATGGGTCAAATCAATGTGATGCACATTGGTGTCATCTTCGTCTTGCTCACCAAAACGAATGTCGGTTTTTAACAAACGGTGTGCCAAATCTATGGGTCGCATCACCATTTCACCTTGTCTGCCCAATACGCTGCACTCATTTTGCCACGACTGATGTTCTTACTGTGCCGTGCTTTGAATGACTTTTGCCGTGCTTTCTCTTTGGGTGATTTGGGACTCGCCCCTGCACCGCTAACACCCTGTTGTCCGAATCGGATTGTTTTCGTTTTGCCACCCTCACGGGCAACAACAACATGAGACTTCTTTGGATGGCTCGGTGTGCGCTTTGGTTTGTTGTATCCAGATACACCAACTCGTGATAGCACACCGTCTTTCGCCTTGCCTATCTCCTCACTTTCACCCTTGTATGCCGCTGGTCGCCCACACGATTTACAATGCTCATTTTTTGGATGACAATTACAATGCTTGCCAACGGTTTCATCCCAACCTTCCTTGTCGGGGTAGTCTTTGTCCCCTGGCTTCGCTGGTTTTTCACCACGCTTTCGTTTTGCGTGTATGTTGGCGAGCAGTCCACGCTTCTTTGCTTTAACCAATGTGGATGCTTTGAGAACACTCCAACTGGCTTCAAATGGCGCGACCATGATTACCCGTAGTGAATCCACCCAATAAAATTGCCCCCAAAAAAAATTATTTCGCAATAACGCGCATGACTAGGAAGGGTAAAACCAGTCGGGTAAAACGCCCCTCCGTCTAACTGGCAGGTAAAACCTACGGGTAAAACCGCCCTGCTGGGGCGGGTAAAACCTGACTGCGACCCTCGTCGCAACCTGCGCCACACTGATGGCGTGAATGGGGTACTGCGCCCCATTCCCTCAGGTAAAACCTGTCCTTTGGGGAGCGTCGCGTTCCTTCGGAACGCAGCGCTCCCTGCCTACATGCATGCGTAGGATTGAGGCTTCGGTAAAACCTGCCGAACCGTTTGGCTAAAGCCAAACCCCCACGCGCTGAGCCTGTCCCTACACGAGCGCCCCGCAGTGAGCCAAGTTCCCTCAATCCCAACCATATGGTTGGGAACATATCTGTATTTCCTTACCTTTACAGAGTAAAACCTGTGGGTAAAACCACTGATTGAATGGGTCAAACCCAAAGCAGGGTAGGTAAAACCCCCATGAAATCAGGTAAAACACTGACCGAATCGCGATTCAATTGGTCGGTAAAACCACCTCAAAAACCGAGTGCCGTTTATATGCATCTCCAACCCCACCATTGGTGAGGTTATTAAAATGGTAAATATGCTATCCGAAACCCAAA